TTTCTTGGTGGACCAGTAAATAATGGTACAGGAAACGAAACACAAACTAATGAAACAGTTTATGGTTGTATGGATATAAACGCTGAGAATTATAATGAGCGAGCTGAGGAAGATGACGGTAGTTGCGAGTACGAAGAGTACGATTGTACAGCTAACCAAACTTATTTTTATAATGGTTTACAATATGGAAACTATTCTAGAGAAACCAATTCTCTAAATATTACAATAGATATAGATACAGATTGTGACCAAGAGGCACTACCCGTGATGGTAGGCTATGACGTAGGACATATCAAAGTAGTTGATAACGAAACTGTGTGGAACGGATATATGTGGAACGATTACTTTTTTAATGTTACAGGTTGGGAAGGTAATGACTATAAACTTACATCCGGTCCAGAGTGGTTTACTGAACCATACACTGGGTGGTATATGATGTATGTGAACCTGTATGCAGACTGGAATAGAAACGGTACTTACGAATTTGTAGATTATTTTTTAATAAATAATATTGTATTGGAGGAGGAATGAAAGCCAACCAGATGTTGGTATTAACGAACATGTTAGCGAAAATAATATCAGAATTAGATGATGTGAAAGCAATGATAAAGAATAGCACATATGAAGATTTTGTAGGTGAGGAGGAGTGATTAAATGGATAGAAATACTAGAAGTATTAGCAGTAGTAATGGCCTCTATGGCTATTGTAATTGCTTTCATGGTACTTGTGAATATTGCGCGCCGCATGTTTCCACAAAGAAAAACCACGATAGTAGAAGTGAAAGAAACACAGGAGAAACCAAAAATGAGTAGTAAGAACGAAGCTAGAGAAGGAGTCACATTTAACGACATCTTTATGTTTATGATTGCGGTACCATTGGTTTTACTTTGGGTTGGTTTTGCAGGGTTCGTTATACATACCGGACTTAATAACTCAGAAGTTCTTGAAAATATTGAAGCATATACAACTTTGATAGCTATATTAGGTGGGCCAGCCCTTCTGATTATTAAAGATGCTTTAGATGTATGGAAACAAGAACAAGCAGAGAAAACAGCATTCTATAAGACAAAAGCACAAGCTGTTATTGATTATAATGATGCTGCACAGAAACAAGCTCAGATGATTGAAGCTAATGACCAAGAACATGAACAGAAGATGGAGAGTAAAAAATGAATGACTACGAAGTAAGAGATATGAAAGAAGAGTTAGAGAAACTCAAGAAGACTGTTGAGGGTCTTCAAAACCAAATCAGCAAATGCTGTAAGGAGGAATAAATATGCCAACAGAAAAAATATATAACGAATTAAAAGGTGAACACTTTCACAAAAATAATCCAGATATGATGTTGAAGTTCGACAAACCTGACAGAGCAGAAATAGACGAGATGAACTATAAAAAGCCTATCACGTCCTATAAAGATTTACCACAGAGTAACATACCATTAGAATACAATTATAATAGTGGTAGTGGTGAACCAGTCACAGGGTTTAATCCACTTCATACATTGGACTATTTAGAGAAAGTCAAAGACTTACCTAATAATAGTGCTAGCATAAAGAAAGGAGAAGAATAATGGTTTCTACTCCTTATAAAACCAATAAGAAAGAAAACATAGATAAAACACTAACCATGCGTAAAAGTGGTTCAGGTGAAAAAGTTTTCAGTCATGCTGGTGGAAAAACACATGCTTTGGAAAAGAAAGCTATTTCTAAGAAGAAAGCTCTAGAACAAATTAGAGATGTAACAGAAGTAGAAATTGCAGACAGAAAAAGTCATGGGCACCATATTGGTAGCAAACAACATACGAAAAACAAATACAAGTAAACATGGCTAAGACAGTATCTTGGATGTGGAAAGGTAAACGTTATTCAGGTACGTTGATACGTGAAACTGCAACACATAAATACGCAAGAACAAAAAGTGGTAAAACAAAAACCATTGTAAAGAAAAAGAGGAAATAATGGCACCAAGAAAAAAGACAACAAGAAAAACAACAAGACGCAAAGCTCCAGCTAAAAAGAAGAAAGCTAAATCAAGAGTTAACGAAGCTGGTAATTACACCAAACCTACTATGAGAAAAAGATTATTTAATAAAATCAAAGCAGGTAGTAAAGGTGGTGCTCCGGGCCAATGGTCGGCTCGTAAAGCACAGATGTTGGCTAAGCAATACAAAGCCGCTGGTGGAGGATACCGTTAATGGCCCTTAAAAAGTCTCAGAAGTCCCTAAAGAAATGGGGTAAACAAAAATGGGGCTATGTTACCAAAGGTGATGAAAAAAAGCCAAAATCTAAAAGAGGTCGATACTTACCTAAGAATGTAAGAGACAAACTAACCAAAGGACAGAAAGCAGCAACGAATCGTAAGAAACGTAAAGCAGGTGGAGTGGGAAGTAGAGCAAAGTATTCTAAGAAAATTAAAAAGGCAGTAAGGAGGTCTAAATAATGGCATATAAAAAGAAGAAAGCAAAAAAGATGAAGAGGAAGTACTAATGAGAAAACACTACACTAAAGATGGTAAAGTATTCAAAGGTCAAGTGCATAAAATGCCAAATGGTCATATACATTCTGGTAAGACACACACTAAATCATCTAAAAGAATATTTCATTATGGCGAACTCTCAAAGAAAGCAAAAGTTACAGCAAGAAAACAGAGAGGTAAATAATGGCTCCTAAAAAGAAAAAGGACCCTAAACTAACAAGAGCTGGTGTATCAGCCTATAACAAACCTAAAAGAACACCTAATCACCCTAAGAAGTCACATGTAGTTGTGGCTAAAGAGGGTGGTAAGACTAAATTGATTAGATTTGGTCAACAAGGTGTAACTACAGCAGGTAAGAAGATGGACCCAAAATCTAAAGCCCGAAGAAAGAGTTTCAAAGCGCGCCACGCTAAGAATATTAAAAAGGGAAAGATGTCTGCTGCTTACTGGGCTAATAAAGTTAAATGGTAAGCTTTATATAGGTAGACCTTCTAATTATGTATGGGCTCTCGCCTTAGGGCCATTGCCTCACAGGTTCTTATCGCAAGTGCCACGTGAGAGTCCCAATATGGAGATATCAACATATGAATAATACAAACAATGAAACAGCAGCCAATGAAACAGCTGACGATGGAAATATCACAGCTCTTCTTGAGACTGTAGAAGAATCTGGAATGTTAGACCAAATAATGGACGAACCAATTTTAGCAGGATTAACTACTATGGTATTAATTTTAGCTAGCGCAGTAGCTTATCAAGTACCCGCAGTTAAAGAATTAGTATTCAAGTACTTAAAAAACAACGAAGCTGAATTGATGAAGATGTTAGATGGAAATCTAAGCAAAGCCCAGATGAAAGCTTTTGAAAAGCTAGATGAACAAGCGCAGAAGCACGTAAAAGACTCATTAGTTCGAAATGTATTGATAACAGCATGGGATGAAAAAGACGACGAACTTGCCGCACTAGTCAAGTCTAAAGTCAAAGCAGCCCTTGATGAAGGCAAAGCACTTTGAAGGACGTAGAGAAATACGAGCAAAGATTACGTCAGAGGGTTGGAGAAGGAGAATATGAACGTCATAAAGAACTTGTCCGCCTTTTGGCGCGCAATCTTGCGCTTGAAGACTTGCTTTGGGAAGAAATTCTTATATGTATTCGGGATGTTAACTCTAGAACAGAGTTATTGCGACAAAGAAACTCGATAGTAAGAGATATACATACTGAATTCAGAGCATTGAATATAGAAGTCCCTACAGACGTAGAAAAAAGTTCAGAGAACTTTGGGACATTTTTAGAGGAATTAACAAATGATAAAGAACCAAAGCCATCTAAAACAGATTCTGACCGGTAAAGGCGGGTTAGATTCAAAACACTTAGAAAATATATTTAAGAAGTGTAGACGAGATAAAGAAAAGATGCGTAAATTGATACGTGCATTTTGTTCAGCCTACCTTATTGATGGTCAACAACGTCCTTTACTTTTAAGACCTTTACAAGAAGACATAGTTTTAGAATGTTTAACTGACAGAGATGATGACAAACAAAAGAAATTAGCTATTCTAGCTCCACGAGGTAGTGGTAAATCATTTGCTTTATCTGTAGCAGTTACTATTTACATGTTTTTTAATAGATTTAGAGATTTAATATTTATTTTAGCACCAACTGAGGACCAAGCAGCACTTATATTTAATTATGTATATAGACACTTTGCTGATAATACGTTTCTCAATGGTCTAGTGGCTAATTATAGGTTTCATAATAAGCCCAACATAACACTTAAGGGGGGTACTATAATGAGAAGGGCTCCGTTGGCGCCTAGTAACCAAGGACAAGCTATTAGAGGACAGCACCCAACTTTCTTAGTTGTAGACGAAAGTCCCCTAATTGATGACAAATTGTTCATAGATAACGTAGAACCAGCGATAGTTTCAAATAAGGCCCCGTTCATAAATTTAGGTACACCAAAGTCAAAAGACAATCATATGTGGCGATATTTGTATGATGATGGGTATGCAGATACCTTTACAAGATTACATTATACGTGGCGTGATGCAGTGAAAAAAGGAGATGCTTATTCACCTCCTTATACTGATGAAGAAATGCTTGATAAGATGATGGAGTGGGGGGAAGATTCAGTCTACTGGAGGACAGAATACGAATGTGAGTTTGTAGAGTCTGTATCGAATGTATTTAATCCAGAAAAAATAAAAGGATGTTGCGATGATTACGAACTTACTCAATTGGATGGAGATGGACTCCAAGGAGGAGGCAATATTAATGTTGGGGTTGACATTGGCAAATCTGTTAATTCTACTGTTATTAGTGCATGGTCCCTTGAAAAGTCTGATAGCGAAAATATTGCAAGGCTTATCTACCTTGAAGAAATTAATGCCAGAACTGGCGGACACGATATACCATACCAACGTCAACGTATTATGGATGTTACCAATCAGCTTGGGGCTGACCGCCTTATCGTTGATTGTACTGGTATCGGTGGTGCGGTTGAACAAGATTTACGGTTGGCGTGTCTAGATGGTAATGTTCATTTTGTACCGTTTGTTTTTACAGGTGGTCCAAAAGGTACTAAGACCCAAATGTACAGAGATTTTGTCTCATACGTCCAACAAGGAAGAGTAAGAGTACCAAATCCTAAGAATTTAACACCAGATGTAGCTAAATTAGTAAACAAGTGGATAAAAGAACACATAGACCTTGAGTATACAATGGATGCTGCGCAAAAAACAGAGAAGATAGCAGCTCCTACAGGTAAACACGATGATTATTGTGATAGTTCAGCTATGGGTATACACGCTACATTAAGTATGTTACCTATGTCTGGTAATTTTGGACAAAGTATAGTTTCCCGCCCAATAAACAGACGTAGAAACCAAGGCACAAAATACACTTCTTCACCACTTTTTGCTAAAGTTAACCGTAAACACCAGTTAAACAAGCACACTTTACGAGGATTGTGACAAAAACTTTATATACCCATTATGCTTAATTATTTAAAGCCATGTCGTTTATAGATAATGTTAGACGTAGGTTTGCTTCCATCGGAAGTAATCCAACCTACAAAAAAGACGACCCCCGTAGTTACGGTGAAGGAGTTATACAACGTCTTAAAATCAATAGAGGTTTTGCAGGAGGAGCAGATAAAGATTTCGAACCTCACATAGGTAAAAATAGAACCTATATGAATATATATTTATCTGACCCTATAATTAGAACCTTAATAGATTTACCATGTTTGTATGCTGTTAAAGATAATTTTGATATTGTAACAGATGATGACAACCTTCGTGAAGAATTAGAAGAAATGTTTAGAGATATTAATATTGAAAACATTTTATATGGGTGGTTAAGAAATGCAAGGATATTTGGTAGTGGGTATTTAGAATGGACTGGAGACAATTTAATTTTACGCTCTAGCCAGAATATGTACGTCAAAAGAAATGAGCACGGACAAATAGAATACTATTACCAAAAAGTAGGAGATGACAAAGAAAATATTAGATTTGAAGAAAACGAAATAATAGCATTGAATAATAACTCATTCGATGATTTAGCCTATGGATTATCTGATATACACCCTATTATTTATTTGGTAGAATTAAAAGACTACGCAGAAAGAGATATAGGTGCAGCTTTAAATAAATATGCATCTAGTAGATTTGATGTGAGTGCAGGTTTACCAGATATGCCTTACGGTCCGGACAAAATAAACGAAATAGTTGATGCATTCAATACATTAGCACCCGGAGAGGACATTATCCATGGAAACGACATATCCATAAAAGAATTACAAGGAACACAAAGAGCTTTCGAATACGGTAAATACACCGATGATTTATTAGATAAAATACATATAGCTTTGAAAGTTCCTAAAACAATGTGGACTGAGCCTGAAACAGCTCGTCCAATATTTGAACCATACGTTAGATATTTACAAACTATGGTAGAGGGAGCACTTAACGCCCAACTCATGCCACAATTAGAAAGTGGAGAGGCAAAGTTTAAGTTTAGGCAAATTAATGTAAATGATGCATTCACAAAAGCTAAGACTGATATGATTTATCTGTCTGAAGGAGTGTTATCACCCGGTGAAGTTAGAGAAGAGCGTGGTCTTGACCCTGAAGGAGTAGCAGAATTAGATATGGAAACTTCAGAAGATATCAAGGCTTCTCCAATAGCACAAGAACAAAGTGATAGAAATGCAAACATCTCTGGTGGAAGAGACCAAGATAAAAGAGAAGAATCCGCTAGAGCACAGAATAGGGGCAATAAACCCTCCGCAAACGCAACAGGAGATAGAGCATGACATTTGAAAAATGTATGATACAAACTAAATTAAACCTGAAGAAGAGGGGTTTTGAAAACTCCGAAGAAATAGCAGCTGGCATGTGTAGCATGTGGGCTGAAGAAAATGGCGTTGAGCGGGAATTTGCGCAAGGCACAGACACACAGCCAGTTCAAAGGTCATTTGCTCTTTCTATCGCAGAAAGTGACGATATGACATTTACCAGCGATGAGGGAGTCGACAGCGTGCAATTCCCAGTAATCGCTATTACATCCGGGCCACATGAATATGAGGTCGAAGGAAAAGAACATAAAGTTTATATTGAGGGAGGAATGTTGAAGGACAACCTAGAAAAGTTCTCAGAACTCCCAATTTATATTGACCATCAGAGAACAGCTGAGGATTTAATCGGCATGGCAACGAAACCTGAGTTAATCAAGATGGATA